TAGCTATAGCCTGCTTTCTACTCTTGACTACTGGACCTTTTTTGCCAGAATGAAGAGCCCCTTTTCCATACTCATCCATTACTTTAGTAACTTTTTTTTGGAAAAGGGACTTCTTCTTAGCCATAATTATTACTTCATCTTCTTCTTTTTAGCAATTGCTGCTTGAATAAATGGAGGAAGCTTCTTCTGAGCTGCGGTCATGCCATTCATTTTAGCTCCAGCTTTCTTTGCTGGTGCTTTCTTTTTAGAAGCCATCTTCTTCTTTTCTTTTTTCATCATTGCCATATTATTTTTCATCCTTTTTTTTGGAAGTTGCTTTTGTTTTAGCACTTGCTTTCTTTTTTGCTGGTGGTTTCTTTTCTGTATCCACCACATTATTTACGTATTTAGACATAAATACTCCTAATTACCACTTAACTCTATTGGCCCAGTAGGCAGCTGACATCACGCCCTTTTTAATATTACTTGCATGGCGTGCCTTAAATGATTCACGACGCTTTCTGTACGAGGCGGACTCACCTTTTTTCTTGGGTGAACCACTTACCCCCTGTTGACCAAAACGAATTAATTTAGTCTTTGATCCGCGACTTAGCTAGTACAGCGTGAGACTTTTTGGGATGATTTGGAGTACGCTTAGGCTTATTGTAGCCAGCAAAAGTTTCTGAGCCTTTTTTAATGACCATTACTTTTCCTTTTTGCTTTTCTAGATTTAGTTTTCTTTTTCTTTGTTGGAAGTTCTATTCCATACATAGAATTATTAGTACCCATTCTTGGACCACTAATATAGATTTTTTGTTTAAAGGCCACGTTTCTTTTCTCTTTTATAATCCATGGCCTCTAACCAATCAAAAACTCTAAACCATACTTTCCAAAGAATATCTAGAAAATTAATTTTTCTTTTCATCTTTTTCCTTTTTAGGTTCAGGTTTCTTGTTGCCTTTAGAAACTTTTCTAAATTTGGCTAAAGCCATTACTTAGTAGTCTTCTTTGGTCTTCCTGGCTTCTTTGCTGAAGCGGCCTTTTTTGCTGCTGGCTTCTTAGCCTTAACTTCTTTAACTGCTTCGGCAACTTCTTTCTTTGCAGAAGCAACGATGTCATCAGCAGCGTTTTTAGCAACTTCAGCTACAACCTCTGCCTGAACAGCAAGATCATCTATAATCTTTGCTTGAGCCTTGGCGATAGGGCTATTAGCGTCTAGCTTCTGAGCCGCAAACAATACTGACTTTATCTTCTGTGCTAACTTCTTAAACATTTTAACCTCTGTTTATTTTAATTGGAACTATATTATACTTATTAAATAGTAACTTTGCAAGCGGGAAAACTACCTACCCGTTTGCTGGGACTCTTTAATAAGGGTATATCTTTCTCCAGTTTCTTTAGAAACTAAAGAAAATCCATATGCCGCAGCGTTTTTAACTGCCTCTGTAAAAGCCTCTTTATCCGAAAGGCTTATATTTTCAAGCGGTATAGTTATACCAGCATATACGTCTACGTTTTCAAAGTTACCAATGTTGATCTTTCTATTAACTCCACATATAAAAATAGGGGAGCTAGACAAAGATATCTCACCAGCCATATTGGAGACAACCTGATCTAATGGGGAACCTACTGTTTCTTCTTGTGCATTTCTTGTAATTTTAGGCATTTGATCCTTCTTTTATTTTAGTTATTATTTCTATTGTTTTTGCGGTCTGCTGGTCTAAATCAAGGTCATTTGTGTTAATAATGGCAGATGCTATATTTTTAATATAGTCTATTTGCTTTTCTGATGAATGGGCCATTTCGTCTTCATTCATCAGCTTGCCATCTCGTTTCATTAATCTTTGATTTAAAACATCCTGTGTAGCGTCAAAGCATATCACAAAACCATTTGGTTGTTCTAGAATAGTTCTAGCTTCGTTTAGATATCTCACATCAGAAATCAAGACAACAACATTTCTATCTTCTGCTTCATCCAAAGAACGCAACGCTTCTCTATGTATCTTCTTGGCCTTATTGATTGCCCATGATGCGAAACATTCTGGGTAAAATTCTCTACACAGATCTCCTGCGTTCTGCAAAAACTTTCTTGGCTTAATGCCCTCAGGCTCAATGGGCAGATTGTTAATATCATTAACTAATTTAATAAATTCAGGATAGTCAGGCACATGCCCGATAGAAGAACCACCATACACATCATATAAAACTTCATGTAGGGCATAAAGTTTTCTAGAGTTTTCTCTTAGTCCTTTTGTGTTCTTTTTTATTGAGGCCATCTCATATAAAGGAAGTGCATAAAATATATGGTCCCATTTTGTATTATCTTTAATAATTTCAATTGAACCTTTAGGGACTATATGTTCAGCTACGCTAGTTTTTCCAGATCCAGCCTTACCTGCCAATCCAATTATAATTGGACTATTATTTTTTATTTCGCTCATAGCTTCTAGTATAGCATTATTTGAATTCTTTTAGAATGCCAGTCTCTACATATTCTACAAAATTTTTTCTTTGTCTTTTAAGATCTTTTGGCTTTGGGGCATTGTGCCCACCATCGTAAGGTAAGTTCATGAAAATATATGATCCTCTTTCAGATAAAGGCTTTGTCTCGTGCAAAGTTCTGCCACGCATATATAAAACGTCTCCAGGCTCCAGTATAATTTTTTGTCCTATTGTTTCTATAGATTTTCCTGGTCCAAATTCTTGTGGATTAGCCAAAAGCCATTCAACTGTACCATAACAATTTAAATGCACTACGTCTGAAATATCGTCGTGCAAACTTGCCCAAGTTTTACCAACTTCATATTTTCCTGTCATCATCAAACTATTGTAGTCTGTACTTATATTGCCATATATTTTAGCTAAATTTTCTCTTATATCTTTTAAAATGGGAAATGAGTATAAATCTTCATGAGATATATCTATTCTACTTTTTATAGAAATATTGTTTTCATTGATATAATTTAAAAAATCTCCTTTAGTTGGCGGATTTTTAACAGCTTTTTTCAAAACAGAAAATGGAAGATCTTTTATTTTTGCCTCTAACACATGTTTTGATATCTCATCTATCATAACTAAATGTTTTCTTTTCTTGTTTCTAGATTGTTTAAGAATTGATTTGCTAGAGCATCAGCTTCTGCTACATTAAGTCTTGGAACTTGTATTAATCTAAATCTATACTCAGATTTTATTTCCTCTATAGTCATTAGAAGAGGAACTAGAGAAGGATGCTTGCAAACCCATTTTTGGTTTACGTGGTTTGCAACCACAGCAGAGTCTGTGTAAATAATTGGATCAACAAAATCAGACATCGTACATATTAGAAGAGAGGCTATTACTGCCTCATACTCAGCTTCATTATTTGTTCTTGCTCCAAGTCCTCTTGCAAACTGAGCTACTTTCTTTTTATTTTTATAAACAACAACAGCGCATGCTGCTTCCCCAAAACGTTTTTGGCCTTGTCCTCTTGAAGCCCCGTCACAAAAAACTTCTATATTCAATTTAATCCAGCTTTATATTAAAAGGAATGTTCAATTGCTTTGCTCGATTTTTTATATTATTTTCCTGCCCTTTAGTTGCCACTATATGCGTAGCGTTTAAAAGGTATCTATTACCCTTATATTCTACTTGTGTAGGAAAATCTAGATCTTTTCTTTTTACAGAAAAAAACTCATTTGCAGAGCTAACTGATTTGTAATGTCCGATATACATAACTACCTCTTAGTAAAGACTAAAGTCTTTTTCTGAGAAAAATCCTTTTTCTTCTCTTGCAGAAGCTATTTGCATAGCTTGCATCTTGTCCATTAATTTTCTAGCTGACTCCGATGCTATTCTTGCTGCTAGTTCCATTGATTCAGCTATTTGGACAAGTGCCTCCACTGAGGAGAGAGCCATATATTCTGAATCTGCTGCTGCGGCTGCTGCGGCTTCTCTTTCAGCTTCATTTTTTCCTATCCTATTTGCCTTGTAAACTCTTTTATATCTTGCTTCTAGCAGTTTATATTGAGCTCTAGCGATTCCTGCAAATCTTGCAGTTGTTCCATAAACATTAGAAGACCTAGCAACGAGCGATGCAATATCATTCATCGTTAGATCCACATAATTTGGATCTGGAATTTCAATATAGTATTTGCTTAATTGCTCTTGAGAAGATATCGCAGATACTAGGAGCTCTAGTTGTGGGCTAATCACCGATAACATTTGGTCATAAAATTTTTTTGTATCGGTTAAATAGTTTGGTTGGTCAGTCATCTTCTTCCTCATCTTTATTTTTGCTGAAATATGATTTTAGCAGAACTTGATAGGATTCCATTCCGTGGTTCAGAAAGAATTCCTAATAGTTTTTCTTTTATCTTAGTCAAATGTTCACGAACAGTGTTTGGATGTTCGGTTATTTTTATTGCTATTTCTGATGATCTTTTACCATCAATATATCTCCATTTTAAAAGTTGTCTTTCTTGAATTGTTAACCTTTCAAACAAGGCGTTTGTGCTATCGCCTAGAACCCAAAATTCATTAACATCATTACTAAACGGCACATCTATATTAGCATACTGAATGGTATCTACGTAAGCACCTGATTTAGTAGAATCATCATTTTCTGAATCATTGTAGGCATCATCTTGGGTTATAAGTGGGAAAGATTTTCTTCCTAATTGATCAATTAAAAGAGTATCTACATTCTTTTTTAACAGATATAAAAAATAACTGTACAAAAATGCACTAAAAGGAATAGGCCCTTTTTCTGAATCCTTCCTTTCATACCTTGTAATGCATTGAAAGAATGTTAATCTCACGGTTTGTTGTACATCTTCTTCACTGCAATACCTTTTCACCATGTATAGGATACCGTTAATGCACTCATTGACATGTTTGTAGCCAGCTTGGTTTAGTTTGTTTTTCATCAGCGCAAACCTGACGTAGTTGTCTTTAACAAAAAGAGAAATAAATCTTCTTATATCGTAATCATTAAAGCTATACTTGCCTGCGTGCAACATTGTCACATACTTAGTTAAGAAATTATTAAAAACTTTGAGCAGTTCTTCTTGCGCTTTTTCTGACCCAGTCTTAGCTTCTGCAATCAGAGCCTGCATTTCGTCTTCTTCTAGATTGTAATATTGCTCTTTATAAGAAGCCATCACTTACCTTCCCAATTTAAAATTCTTGCAGCGTATTCGCTACGTATATCTTCATAAAAAATTACCCTTGGTATCTCTAACTCAATAGCAAATCTAATAGCGTCTGCTGAGTACTTGCTGATAATAAAAGTTAATTTTTCAAATTCAAGCGGGTAATACTTCTTGAATCTTTTTAATTTTATTTTACTTTTGTCATCTAAGTAGCCTTTTATTTCAAGCCACTCTTTTGTTTTGGTTAGATAAAAATCTGGAGTGTAACCTTTAGTTCCTCTTTTGATTGGAAAAGTAAAAACTTTTGGCTCAAACTCAAACTTGATTGAATAACCGATTTAAGATCCTGGCAAAGTTGGCTTCCCAATTTGACCTCATATTCATGTCTAAATCTTCTCTGTAACCAGACTTAGTATGCCTGTAAGCATTGCCTTTTTTTTGCGTAGAAGATTCTTTAGATGATAGAGTAGTGCTTGCTTTTTTCGTGAAGTTTGGAGTTTTTTTTGCGGACCTTTGCAAAAAAAAATCTTTTGGATTTGCGCCTGCCATCATAAATCTGGTATCCTTTGTATGTCAAGTTAATACATTATACTTTATATTTTATAAAAAAACAAATATAAATTCAAACTTAAGGAGAAAAGTATGACAACCGCAACTAGCATTTTCAACAGCATGCGTCAGAGCATCAACGAGTCAGTTATTGACGACTTGACTACTCTTGGCTTTGCCCATGAAGACGCAATCAAGGTAGTTGTTGATTCTGACGACTTTGATATCGTTGCTTCTGGCCTGGATAATCCAGTAGCTCAGTTCTAATTAGATATAATATATATATTGGATATGGCCCCTGGGTAACCAGGGGCTTTTTACTACCCCTGTTTAGATCTTTTTAATCTAGCTACCCCTGTAGCACAAGCGCCTGACTTAGCGTGATCGCAAAAGTAGCATACTCTTTCATTTTTTGTGGGAGTAAAATTAAAATCATTCATAATTAAATTAATCTTTTCGATAAGCATTTGCTTTACATTTTCTAAATCGTCTTTAGAATACTCGTGACTTTTAATTCTTCCAGATCTTAAGTAGTGCAGAGACGCTTTGATATCTTTATCGGGGAAAGCTATTGAAGCAGCTAGTGCGTAGATTCCAAGCTGTAAATTATTGTGCACATCTTTTTGTGCTACTTCACGTTTTCCAGTTTTATAATCAACTATCTCAACTGTATTACCGACTACATCTACTCTGTCTATATAACCTATTATTAAGTAGTTGCCTAGAATAAAGTTAAAACCCATTTCTTTATCATAAACATCAAAGGTTCTTCCATCATATATGTCGTAAAAGTCTTCTAAAATTTGAAGACCAGCTTCATGTAGCTCTTGAGTTATTTCTGACTTTGGATCTAGAATATTCTTATGCTCTACAAAAGAAGACTTCATTTTTTCTAAGTCTAAAAGATCAGTAGACGATACGTGGTCTTCCAAAACTCCATGGACAATATTTCCGAAGAACAGCAGGAGCCGAAAACATTCTTGGCTCTCTTTTGATGTATGAGTAAAAATACTTTGAAGGACACATTTCATATGTGTCTATTCTTGAATAGCTAAACTCAGATAAAGTAATCCTTTGGAAGTCGTCAACTTCTTTAATATCTTTTAATATCATTATTAATTTTCTTCTATTTCTGAAACTATGTTTCCTTGTTCGTCAAATATTGTTCCGTTTTCATCCATAATATAACCAGTATGGATATTTTTATATTTACCTTCACCTAGAGCAGTCCACCCAGTATTGCCATACTCCATGAAATCGTCTTCAAGTCTTGGCCAGTTCATTTGTCTCCTAGTTTACGCTAATTACTGTATTATTTACAGTATCTAAATTATAATAGTAGCTCAACAAACCAAATAGATCACGCAACTCAAGCTCACTAGCATAAAAACCAGCTATGCCAGATTGAATAAAAAAATTACTTTTACCGCTATCTGTTTGGTACTCTATCAAAACAGTATTATTGACGGCCATTCTGCCTATTTCCGCTTGAGACATACTAGTCCTCATCTACTATTGTTATGGGGTTCCAATTTGGGTCGTTCATTTTTTCTCTCATATCTTTTACGTACGAATCCCAGTCTCTCTCATCTTCACTTTGCTTTAAATACTTAACCTTGCCAGCAAAAGGATTAGACTTAAATCTAGTCATAATAAGCTTACCCTGTTGGGTTCTCCAGCGTAACACTCCATTTTTGCAATCACAGTAATCTTCTGGGTGTGGATCTATCGATCCATTTGGATCATATCGTCCACTACATTTATTACACTTAGTATATCTGCCCTTATCTTGGCATCGGTTACACGATGAGCAAAAGACCCAGCAGTCTTTTGTTGAAGGATTCTTGTAGAAATTTCCAGTTGTCATCACTGCTCCATTAAAACTTTTTCTAATTTTTCTTTTACAATTATAGATGTTTTTTTATTAAACTTAAAGGTAATTATCTTACTTCCATCCTTATAGGAAAGAAATACGTAAGACCCACCGTCTTTTGACTTAATTATATCATACAATTTATTTAAAGTTTTTTGATCAATCTGTGAATCAATATTTAAATAAATCGGTGTGCCTCCAGAAAAATTAGATAGATCTAGCTTTTCGCATGAGTTTAAAAGTATTTTTGAAATAATATTTTCATCTTCTCCCTCTTTAGCAATAGAACCAGTTACAGTTAACACTTCACCGTTTTGGAAAAAATCATCTTCATAATTCTTTGCTTCACGAGGAAAAACTATTATTTCTATATCAGAAGATATGTCTTGAAGATTAAATTTAAACATCTTCGCGCCTTTTTTAGTTATAATCTTTTTTGCTCCGGAGATAATTCCGCCTAAAGTAACTCGTGAACCAGCAGGAAGGTCTGCTAAATCAACTATTTCGTGGTTAACCTGCTTGCTTAATAAGTCCCAAACTCCATCTACTGGATTCTTTGATACGTATATGCCAAGTTCTTCTTTCTCTTTTTCTAAGATTCTTAATTCGGTTTGTCTACCAAAATCCTGATCAATTGTTTTGTGTATTAATTCATCTAGCGCACCAGCATTTGCCAAGTGTTCTATTGTAGATTTTTTTAGCACTGCAGGGTTTGTTCTGCGGAAAAAGTCATGCATGGAGACATACGGTTTATTATAATCTCTTGCAGAAAGAATTGCTTCAGAAACAGCGTAACCTATACCGTTTATAGCAGACAGGCCAAATATTATTGTTTTCTCATCTATGACGGCAAAGTCTTCTACTGATTTATTAATAGATGGACTAAGAACAGTTAGCCCTAGCTTTCTACAATCAGAAAGATAAAGCGCAAGCTTATCTTTATTACCAGTTACAGAAGACAGCAACGCTGCCATATATTCTGCAGTAAAATTCATTTTTAAGTAAGCTGTGATATATGAGATCATGGCATAACTAGCTGCATGGGCTCTGTTAAAACCATAACCACCAAAGTATTCAATATCTGAATAAATTTTATTTGCTTTTTCTTCAGAAATGTTTGACTTTGCAATACAGCCTTTGACAAACTTATCCCTAAAGAGAGCAATTTTGTCCATAAGCTTTTTGCCGATCACCTTACGTAGGTCATCAGCTTCCGCAGAACTAAAGCCAGCAAGTTCTCTAGCAACACCAAGTACGTCCTCTTGATATAGCATAATGCCAAGTGATGGACCTAATACTTTTTCTAGATTTGGATGGTCGTATTCAATGCTAGTGCGCGCATGCTTTCTTGATATGTATAGCTTATCCATACCAGAACCCATAGGGCCAGGTCTGTATAATGAAATCAATGCCATAATATCTTCTACTGTTTGCGGCTGCATTTGGACCATAAGTTCACGCATTCCGCTGGACTCTAACTGAAACACGCCAATTGCATTACCCTTGCAGAGTTCACTAAATGTTTTATAATCATTTAAAGGTATCTGATCAACATCTATATAAACGCCTCTTGTTTTTTCCACAAGCTTTATACAGTAATCAATAACACCAAGATTTCTT